GCTATTGTATGTCTATACTCTTCATCATTTGCTAGCTTTGTGACTCTGTTAGCCCAGGGGATTCTAGCTCCATCCATGAATCGTATTTCTGACGGTACAATGTGTACTGTAGGGGTCATATAGTTTTCTTTAGGTGGCTTGAAAAGAGTATTACCAAAGTAATCTCTGAATACAACGTGTTTTCCATCCTTTCTTTCTATAGTACCCGATAGACCTATCTTATATCTACAGTAATTTGTATCTAAAATTTTACTAAAGGTCGGACTACTAACATGATGCATCTCATCTAGTATAACAGTCCCAAACTCTTTGCGAATCTTGTCTACATTTCGGTATAAAGTCTGTGTATTCCCAATCACGATAGGAGCATCAAGATCAAATTGACCACTGCCTATGATGCCTGGCTTAAATCCATAGACTTTCTCTACTTCTTTTGCCCACTGATTACGCAGAGGGACAGTGTGAGTAACAACAAGTGTTTTCTGTCCAAGTTTACCAGCGATAGCTAAACCTGTAAATGTCTTACCCCAACTGACCCATGCGTTAATTATACTATTATCTTCGATTTCGTCATAAACCGCTTGCTGGCTTGGTCGTAAGTCAAACTTAAACTTAGGAAAGTCTACAGGCTTATTTACACGCCTATCGACTATTTCGTAATTTGATGGTATCAAATCCGTACGACCTATTGGTAATGAGACTAACCCATTACGAATAATGCCCATATTCTTAATCACCTCAGGTGGATCAAGAGGATTGTGCGTAGGAATAGTATAGGTGAGCTCTTTGTCGATTCTCTCCTGTACTTCTTCGGTACAATCCATGTATATTCTGTGGCTTATGACTGCTTTCATAGGTCTAGTTCATTCTTTGCGATAATATATGATTTTACGAATTCAGATCTGACAATATCTTCTACCTCAAACTCGATAAAAGTGAACAAATCCATGCGTTTTAGAACTTGGAAGAAGTCTTTAAGGCCGTTTGCCCTAAGATCTGCCTGTCTAAAGTCTCCACAAAATACAATTCTACAGTTCTCACCCATACGAGTGATAATAGAATCTAGCTCATGAAAAGACATATTTTGGCACTCATCAATAAGAATAACTGCATCTCTGAGTGTAATTCCTCGTATAAATGAAGTAGTCATAAACTCTACTAAGTTTTTCTGTTTCAGTATTTCGTAGGCATCGCCTCTACCGAACAGATCATTAGCAATATCTTTATAAGGCTCTTCATAGACAGAGGCTTTCTCCTTCTCTGTACCGGGTAAGAATCCAATGTCTCTTGTAGGTACAGCACTTCGTATAATTACTAGCTTTTGAAAGGCTCCTTTTGCCATATCATCGTATGCTAGGTACGAGGATATAAACGTCTTACCTGTACCTGCAAGTCCATGCAGAACAAGGTGTTTGTTAGATTCAAATGCTTTTAGCTGGTTACGTGTTAAAGGTTCTATTTCTTGCAGTTCAAAGTTGACTCCTGCAAGAGTTTTTCTTCGTTTTCCCATATTATACTTTCTTTCTGGTATCTTTGAGTTTCGTTTCCGAATACTCATAAAGCACCCACGGAAGTCCATGTAAGTGCAGAATCCCTGCCCAAAGCATTCCAACTTCGGGAGGGCGTGGAACGGTAAAAGGAGTCTTATGTCCTTGTACCCATACAAGTGAAGCCACTTCTTTCTTCTCCACTTTTTTAATTCTCAAATATTTTAGTTGTGCAAAGTGTGTTTTTTCGTACACAAAAGGTTTTCCTACGTTATCTATAAAGTACTTAGTACCTTGTTTCAATACTCCATTGTACGAAGTAATCATCTTTTTTAGAGGAAGAATATTTTTATGGGCTGTTTGCATACGTCTAGCCCCTAGAGTTCTTCCTTCTTTATTTTTGTCGTCTACTATCTTTTCTCCAAGAAAAAGGAGTCCATCGTGCAGCTCCCAATCTCCTGAAGGTAGTAGGAATATAGGGTATTCTACAGTATAGCGTATATTACGATATGTGACTACCATACATCTTCTCGAATTTTCCGCCTGAATAATCTTCGTGAACAATCTCAAAATCACAGCCTACTGGAGCCCCTGGTATAGAAATACCTCTGTCCATTTGGATGAACTTCGCTAACTGCTCCATGTACTCTTCTACTTCATCGTCCGGCACTTCTGCTAAAATGGAGTCGTGTACAAGTGCAAAAATACGAGCCTTCTTACCTTTTGCTTTAATCCACTCGCTCATATCAATAGCACCTAGAAGGTTAATATCAGAAGCAGCAGACTGCACCAGAAAATTAAGACCAGACCTAACGCTATGGCTCTGGATGCCTTTGTCTGTCGATGCGACATTTGGTAATCTCCTCTTTCTTCCGAAGAAGCTGTAAATGAAACCATTTTGTTGAATGAATTTTTGATTCTCTTCAATCCATGATTTTAATTTATGAAACTCTTTGAAATAATCATCAATTACTTCCTGAGCTTCGTTTCTAGTGAAAGGTTTACCACTGTCTTTTGTGACTTGCTCACTAATCTTGTTTGCTCCAGCACCGTACATGATACCAAAGGTTACGGCTTTAGCCGCCTGACGTTGCATACTGTATAGCTCTGCTACTTCACTTATTTCACAAGGTAACTTAAATACTTTGTGTGCAATTGCACTGTGGAAATTGCCTCCAGACTTAAACACATCCATAAGTGCTTTGTCCTTTGCAAGTACAGCGGCTACATATACTTCTGCCGTTGTTAAGTCCATTGCTACAATTTTATGCCCGGGAGCTGCTTTGATACACCCTTTTACAATAGGGTTATCCCTAGGAAGCTGCTGCATATTAAGTTTACCACTAGAGCTAAGCCTGCCAGAAGTTGTGCCATGAAGGTTAAACCCCGTACGCAGTCTACTATCGCGATCCAGCTGTGGAAAGATTTTGTCCAGATAAGTATTTTTAATTTTGGATTTTTGACGGATGGCAAGTATAAGTCCTGGGACTTCTGATTGCGTAGCCAGCTCTCCAAGTACTTCCGCATCTGTACTGTTTGCACCAGTACCAGTTTTCTTTCCAGTAGGAGTGAGACCAATGAAGTCAAAAAGAAGACTACGAAGCTGCACAGTACTATTAGGATTAAAATCTTTTCCATTAATTTGCTCAAATTTATTAATGGCAGGATGCTTATATAGCTCGGCTACTGCTTCGTCAATCTCTTCTTGCATGAGAGACTGAGATTTCAATAAACGTTGCTTATCAAACGGTACGCCATTGTCTTGGATGTCCGTCAAAAAACGGCAACCAGGAATTAGTATATTATCATACACTTTTGCTAAACGTTTGTTCTGCTTAATCTTTACAAACTTCTCGTAGAGAAGAAAAGTACAGGCAGCGTCCATGCCAGCGTATAGTTTCATTACATCAAAGGGGATATCACCCCAGTTAAAATCGTTTTTGAGAATACCATGTTGCTTACGATAATTATCAATCCACTCGTACATTGGCTTCTCATAGTCCCCGTACTTGGTGTACTTCATAGACAGCTGCTTTAGACCATGAGTACCAGGGTTCTCATCAATCAAGTAGTGCAGAAGCATCGTATCTTCAAAGCTAGGGAAAGTAAAATTGAAGTGGTACTCGAAAAATGCCATATCGAATTTGGCATTATGGAATACTACTGTTTTCTTATTAAATAACTCTTGCAATAAGCGCTCTGTCTCTTCGTCAAAGCATTCTGTATCTATGTATGCACCACGATCAGCTTCATAACTGAGACTGATACCAAGCATATGGCCGTCACGTGGATAAAGTCCGGTTGTCTCCGAGTCAAGAGCAACGTAAGGAAGAGGGGCGTCAATAGCAGCACGTATAAAAGTATTGGCTTCCTCTGTATCTTGTATGCCCCACGCATTATATTCGGTAATTACTACGTCTTGTTTGTCGCCAGTAATGTACTCTATAATACTTTGCTTGGAGTCGTCCCATGTGCGCTGTGCTTCAGGCTTAAATGCGAGCATGGCGGGATTGATGACAGGCAGAAACTTCTCTTCGACTTTCTTGCCCGAGTACTCTGTAACAGAATTCACAGAGGTAAAGTACTTGAGTGCATCACTGCCGACTAGAATAAGCCAGTCGTAAGCATCTACATCAATCTCGATGTCGCAGTCTCGTTTTAGTACTTTTTTAAGGTATGGATCGGAGCAAAGCTGATACTGATCAAACTCGAACTCGTCATCAAACTCTTTCTTGAAATTTGTTTTACTTGGTTTAGTTTCTACTAATGCAACTTTAGGCATATAATTTACTCTTTAGTGTTTGTACTGATTTTAAAGGTAGCGCACCTGGATCTGTATCCTTGAGTGCTACATTTCTTGATAGCAGGCCTACTCGCTCTGCCATTTCTTTTACTTCTTTTGCAGCGTTCTGGCCTGCATCGTCTCCATCGAAGAAGATAATTACTTCCTCTACACCCTGTATAGAAAGCATACGTAATTTATCTTCATTTATATTTTTTGTCCCAAAGCAACAGACTGCATTATCTAGTCCTTTATCGTGCAGATTGATCATGTCGTAAATACCTTCTACCAATACGACAGAACCTTGTATAGGATCTACTGAAGGATATAAAGGCATCTTCGCACCCACTGGCGAGATCATATATTTTGGTGTGCCGCCAGTAGTATGACGACCATTAAATGCTACAATTCGACCTGATATATCTCGTACTGGAAATACAATACGACCAATATGATCAGGGTCATGATGTTGAAAAGCTTCAAACTTTTTGTATGTCTCAGGTTTGATCTCTCTCCAACTACCCGTGTAGGGTATAATATTTTTGGGGAAAGACAAACCAACCGACTCAGACCTCTTCTCTCTAATTTTCTTTTTTAGTAATTCTCGTCTTAGTTGTAGTTGGTTTGCTTTCTCACCAAAATGGGTAAAAATGTTTCCTTTATAGCCACAGGAAAAACACTGGAATACTCCCGTGATCTTATCAATCCGCATACTAGGATTTCTATCATCGTGCTCTGGGTTGAGACAACGAACGATAGCATCTGCGCCTTTGGGTATAAAATAAACATCTTTTGATGTTAGTAGTTCTTCTACTGTCAACGTCCGATATCCTTAACATTGTCTCTACTAATTACTTGGTATGCACCCTTGTTGTATGCAGGTGCAATCGTATACTTACTATCTAGCTTTGGTTTTTCTACTAATTCTGTATTGTGTCCGCCCTGATCGTAAGATTTGTACTCAGGAGTTTCTCTACGATAGGTGGTAGTCTCTTGTAGTGGCTGAAATTTAGGCGTGTAACGCTTAGACTTAGGTAAAGGCTTTCGCTTTCTACCTGAGCTAGTGTGTCGTAAACTGCCGAATGTAAGTGCCATATGCTTTACCCCTTTTAAGTATCCGTATATTATACGCAAAAGAAGATAAAAAGTCAAGAAATATTTTTAAAGATCATCAATATCTTCGCCAGTCTTGTGCGAGGAATCATCTTTCTCTTTAGGAGTCATTGCAGTCTCTGGGCCAATCTTTAGGCTATCCCAATCTACTTTAGAGCTGAAAGAGTTCATGGAAGCTGAACGCATTTTTACACAGTTAAATGTAATGCATTCGTCCTCATGATCCCAAGTCTCCAAAGCATAGGCGGCATCTGCCGCATCAAGAATACCTTTAGCGAATCGTGCTTCACCAGTTGCGTCTGTTTGGTAGGGAGATATTACAGTACAGTCATACTCTTGTGCCATTGACTTCAATGCTTTACTTACTTCAATCTGTTCAGTCCAGTCGTACTGACCTCCACGAGAAGGTAGACTCGACCGCTTTACCTGATTAATATAGTCAACAATAATAACACCAACATTCAGAGGTTTGACTTTTTTGTCAAGCTCGGCACGAATCTTGGAGAGAGTGAGAGAAGCATCGTACACTACGTCCAACTGCTGAGTCGGGAGAAGCTCGCAGGTGTTCTTTAGTGATGTATGCAACTTCTCAAAGTTACGGTGTTGTCTATACTCCTTCAAGCGGTCTTGTCCATCAACATAACGACCTGCCCACCACGTAGCTACTTTCTCCCACTCGGCTACGCTCAGATTCTGAGTACGGAGGCGAGAAAAAGGAACTTCTGTAGCGATAGCACAGCATCGTTGAAGGATCGACCGACTATCCATCTCAATAGTGAAATACATAGCCGATCTACCTGAAGCGTAAACACTGGTTGCAATGTTTGCACAAATGACAGATTTACCAGCACCCCGTTTACCGCCGAACATAACAAGATCTCTAGGAGAAAACTTGATGTCGTGGTCGTACTCTTCATTGAGTCCGAGGGCCATATACCTGGCTAAATCTTCTTCTGGCTCAAACAAGTCAATACGTTGCATACTTTCTTGTGGGTCTTCGAGATCAACCTTATCTTCAACGTCTAGGACGATCTGATGTAGGTGGTTTACTGATTCCTGAGCATTTTCAAATGCTACAGAATGTTCAATATAATCTTCAAGTGAGTCCAGAATCTCTTTTTGAGTATATTCGTTCTTCAAATACTCGAGAAGCATCTGAGGGTCTGCATCGACCTCAACTGCTTCTACTGCGTAGAGTTTCTCTCGAGTAGCTGAATCACGAATCTCAAACTTTAGATCTTCAATCGTAGGCATTCTATGGAACTCTTCACAATGCTTATCAATAATCTTATACAGACTATGATACTCAGTTGCAAAGTATTGCTTATGCGCTACACTCCAGGTCTGAAAGTCCTGTAGCGTAAGCACTTGCTTAATAAGCGCACTAGCGATGTTCAATTGAAAGTCTCCCGATTTCAAATCTAAAATGTAGGGCAGACCCCGAAGAGACTGCCCTTAGTGTGTACTAAGAAGGATTAAGCTGAAGCTTTTTCTTTCTTAGAAGCGCCATCATAGTCAGCGGCTGAAAGGCCACGACGAGTGAGCATAGTCTTAACGCCACGGGCGGTCTTACCAATTTGCTCTGCGATAGCTTCGACAGTCTGGCTACCGATGTCAGCGATGTCAGCCAAAGGATCTTCCTTAGAGGAGCCCTTAGTAACTTCTTGCTTAGGGATAGCATCAATGTCGCCTGAACGAAGCAAGCTAAGAGCTTTACCGCGTACAGAGTTTACTGAACGATCAAGAGCGTCAGCGATAGCTTCTACGAAAGCGCCATCGTTAACCATCTTAACGAAAGTAGCTTCTTCAGCTTCAGAGTACGTGCGTACAGCTTCAACTTTAGGAGCAGGCTTAACGTGTCCAGTTAATTCCATAGACAAAATCTTGCCTTGGATTGACTTGGCTGAGAATGCGCCATCTTCAAAGTGAGAAGCGATTTCAGCATAAGTATAAGTGCCGCTGTTGTCAGAAACAAAAGCTGCAAGGGTAGCTTCTTGAGCATCGGTAAATGCGCGTGAAGCACTGGCAGAAGCCAGCTCTACGTCATGACCCATCTTGCGCAATTTGCTAGAGATGGAACGAGTAGAGGTTTCAAGCTGTACAGCTGCTTCCGCAACAGTAGCTTGGGATACGGGGCTTTCGCCACCGACAAAATCAGTAAGAGCATTAGTGCGCTCTTCAGTCCACTTAGGTAGTGCCATTTTATTATTCTCCAATAAAATCTAAAAGGTTAGTTATGATTTGAACGCCAGCATCTCTGGCTTTCTTAGTTTTAGCAGATTCAACTCCGCTTTCGTTTACTAGGATGGTGACATCCTTGGTCAAACTAGTCTTGACCGCATAACCAAGCTCTTGTAGTTTGTTATGAGCCTCGGCTTTCGTTTTGTAACTCTTTAGTCTACCACTAATACAAACCGTGCCGTGGGTTATGTTTGTTGTTTGAGTCTTTTCAAACTTGAAGCTAAAAGGTAGTAAGGATACTTGATAATACTCATTCTCAAGCCATTCACACAAATTAGCCGTAGACTTCTCACCAAGCCCAGCTTGTCGGCACATATCGTAGTCTATATCTTCGATGTCTTCGCAGACTTTGGATAGCTTTTCCGATGCTGATTTACCAATGAGAGGTATACTAAATGCAGGTAGCAACACATTAAGTGGAGCACCGCGAGATCGTTGCAACTCATCTACTAACTTTACAGCAAGTCGCTCTGAGCCTAGGGACTCGGCAATATCTTCTACGCTTCTATCATAAAGTTCCTCTAGGGAGACAATATCTAGTTTAGCAATAGTAGCAGGGCCGAGACCTTTGATCTTCAAAGTCTTTGCAAAGTGTTCGATAAGTTTTGCAACTTTCTCACCACAGTGTGGATTTCTACAATACAGAAGATGATTTACACTTTCTAACACCGAACCACAGCTAGGGCAGTTTGTTGGGGCTTCGATCATGGTCATCGTGATTCCTCTGAAATTGAAATAGTATTATACGGACTTTTAAGGTTTCTGTCAAGAATTATTTTTTTGCAGGTAGCAATCAATCTAATCTCCTAACAATCCGAGGTATGATCTCACCAGAGCGGATAACCTCTACCTTACAACCTATTTCGAGATTGAGGTCGCGTATGTACTCAATATTGTGCAGAGTTGCTCTCGATACCGTAGCATCTCCCACGACCACAGGGTCGAGAATAGCCACTGGACTTACAACTCCGCTCTTACCCAACTGCCATACTACATCTAACAGTGTGGTCTCCACTCCAGATACCTGCTCTTTCAGAGCAAAAGCACCTCGTGGGTGTTTAGAAGTGTAACCTAATGCATCGAATTTTGCATTTGACTTGAGACGATATACTTTGCCATCCTGAGGATAGGCATCTGCTTTAAAGCGAGTAACCACATTTAGACCCATCTTATGCAATAGCTCAAGGCCACAAGCATAATTAGCAGTCCAACTTGGTGTAACATCGTATGCTACAAATACTAACGGGCGTTTCTTGAACTCTTCTAGACCCGAAGATCCTTTAAGTCCAAGCGACCCCGAAGCGAAATTACGAGAGTTAGGTACACTACTTGGAGCAACAACTTCGCCAGTAATCTGCATGAGTCCAGTATCATTGCACTCATTAGGAACTAACTGACGCATCTTATCTGTAATGTCACGACCTTGAATGCCGTCTCCACGAGTGAGAGCGAGTTCAAGGTTGCCGTCAACATATAGAAGAGACACTGCCGCACCATCTAACTTAGGGGTAACAATACATTCATCAATAGGCAGAGGAGCATCGTTGAGGTCAAAGCACTTCTGAAGAGAGTACATCTGGTACGCGTGCTTTACAGCATCTGTAACAGTGTAACCCACTTTAGTATAGTTGTGCTTATCTGCTAGAAGGTCAAATTCCGCATCAGAGATAGCGGGCGTACCTTCGTAGTACAACTGACTCATCTTGTCTAAAAAGCTCTGCATGGTATTCTCCTAAATAAGAAAGTATATTATACGGAACTTAAGCAAGTTTGTCAAGAACTATTTATATAGATCCTGAATTAAATCTGAAAAGTGTTCTTCAATTAAACTCTTAGACTCTGCTAAAGATAATATCTCTATCAAACCTGCGAACATTTCTCTCGAGTTAGAAAGATCAAGAGGCATTGCTACTCCTTCGGGTGTGGGTTTCCATTCTTCTTCGAAATCCATATAGTATTTACGCAAATGCATATACTCTACGTCTCGAAAAGTATTAATGGTAAGTCTTATCTGTATTTGTTTTACTTCATCATAGTGTATTACACGAGAGTATGCTTCTGGAGCCTGATGTAAATCCATTATCTTCTACCCTCATTCTTGAGAATGGAAGACAAAGGTACTACACTAGACACATTAGCGGGTCTGAGTAATCGGTATGAATCGGTATCCCAACAGAAGAAAAGAAGAGTATTGTCAGTTTCCTTGGCTCTATTCTTCTTTTTCTGAATGTAGGGAGTTGTGAAGTCCAGAGTACAAACATTGTACTTTAGCTTTTTGGAGTGTTCGCTACGATAAGTAATAACGGCATCCCCATAGTCATGCACTAAACGTGCTAGTTCTTGCTTTTTCACTTTAGCTCCTTGGTAGTAATTCAGCAATTTTTATTGCGAATCTACTTACTGCGAGGTGCTTTTGCTAGATACAAGAATACCCCGCTAGCCGAAACTAGCAGGGTTAGTATTTAACCTTCGTTAATTGCTTGAATTACTTTAGTGAAATACTGAGATGCTTTACCAGTCAACTTAGCAATGATTTCTTCATCTACTTCTTGACCTGCATCTCCAAGTGCGGCAATAAGTGCTTCTGCAGCAGCTGCTTTAGATACACGAGTACCGCCTCCTGTAGTACCTCCGCTAGATTTAGCGGCGGGAGTTTTCTTAACATAAACGCCAGCTTTTGTTAAGATCATACGAACACCATTAGGTGATTCGTCTAGTTCTTCTGCAATATCTTTCACAATCTCCATACTGGTCTCTGGAGTTGGTTCTGCTTCTTCGTACATTGATACTGCTTGTGCTTTTTTATCGTCGTCCCAAGCCACTTTGCGTGTCCTCTTGTTAGGGTTTTTGTTTCCTGGGCAATTACCCAGTGCTTGTAGTTGTTGAGTATAGAATCTGTCCGACATTTTTTCTTCCTTCAACTCAATTTGAAAAGATATTATACGCGGATTTCAGCATCTTTGTCAAGAAGTATTTTTTACAACCTCTCGATTCTTACTCCGTACTCTCGTAAATGTTCGAGCTTACATAGCTCATAGGCAGGAGCATACGCAGAGAACCCGCCCGAAACTACATTTGAAAAGAAGGTGTCCTCATTTTCTACCTTTTGACGAACATAGATAGAGTATGCAGGACATCCATACTTCTTCTCGTAATCAAAAGCGGTCATACCCTTTTTACCGGCTAAAAACTCGGGGGTAAGTCTGCTCTTAACTTCTACTGCCGCATGATATGTAGCCGACCAGGCAACCTCGCCCTCTACAAAATCATCAGACATACACTCATCAGGGTAGTAGTGAGCTGTCAGTCTTTCGTCTTTTCCTGCGGGTCTTTGCGGGACTCCAACTCTTTCAAGAATAGCCCGTACAAAGGATGGACTTCTGAAGAGTGACTTGCTGATATCTGTGATAGTATCTCCTGTGAGGTAGCTTTCGCACGCTTCAGCGATTTCTTCGCGTGACGCAGGACGACCTCGCAGAGACTGTTTTCTTTTCTTGACATAGGCTTTTCTGTCCTCATAATCCTCGATAATCTTATTCAGCCTAGTTGTGTTATAGGCTATATTTAGAATATCACAGGCTTCTTTCTTTGTTATAGGTTTTTCCGAAGAACTGGGGCTTAGAAGTGCTATCACCTTCTCTATGTTTTGATTCGATAAGTTCTCGTAACTCTTTTTCTTTACTGTTGCTCTTGCCATTCTCTAACTCCAACTCTAGTTTAAACATCAAGCAGCAAATAGCGTGTGCTAGATGTGAATAATTTGTTTCTGGGTCTTGTAACTCTGCATCCATGTGGGCGAATATATGCCGTAATGCACCACTTGTATAACGCTTCTGGGCATTCTCTAGCTTACGCCAGTTTTCTTCATCGTACTTTTGTGCCCCGAAGGTTAATACTTTTGCTACTTCAAGTATGGCATTAGGAGGCAGAAGGTGCATCTTCGGTTTTTCATTGTCAAACTTTCTGCCCTCACTCATGTACGAATTCCTGTATCATAGGAAAGAACGGCTCTATTACATATGCACACTGCTGTGCAATAGTCATATGTTCTTTTTGTGTGCCTGGAGTAGTTCGTACATCAATATAGTGAATCCAAGAGCGCACTGTGCCTTGCATATACAAACGAGTCTTTGTTAGACCCTCTGGCAGTACAGCTCTGGCTTGCTCTTTTGCAATACCATTTTCTATAGCCCATCGGTAAGCTGCACTAGCGGACTCAATTACTTTATTCTGCTGTGCTACCCAGTGTTGGTGTAGTAATTCATCTTCAGTATCAATACTGTTCTGACGATTCTTAGCATCTTGTAGTCTGGTTTCTCGTATTACATACGGATATCCCTGCTCGTCTGGATTGGCATATCTTTGGCTAAACTCTTGAAAAGCAAAACTTCGATGACGTACTATCTGATGTGCAATGTCTCGAGTCGTATTGATCTCGATTGCAACACTAGCCATCTCAAAAGGAGACCAGTGTTTGTGTTTAATGAGGTACCGAATTAGTTTCTCATTTGTTTCTTTATTCCATTGATTGCTAGGGTTCGATACTCTAGCCATATATGCAATATCGTCTAAAAGATTAGACGAAGATCTAGATATAAGTTTTACGTGGCTCATTTTGCTGTGATCCTTTTGTCGTAGTCTGCATAGTCCTCATTCCACCAACAAGGTTTTGGTCGATGAGACCACACCGCAAAAGTGGCTTTATCGAGGTGATAGTAATCTCTGTAAGATTGTACAGGATTGTTATAGTCTTTAAGCTCGTCAGGCATTGCTAGTCCGAACTCTGTGAATCCGAGTCTTGGTAGATTTCGTGGCTCTGGTAGCTTGTTAACCACTTCCACAATCGATTTGTGTTGTTTCGCATAGCGATAATGATATTCATCATTGAGAGCATTGCCATAGCAGTGTGTCCATTCAAAATTGTCTAGTGATGATCTTACCCAGATAGTGCAAGGGTGATTATACATCATCGGTAGATAGGGGGTTAGCGGTCGTTCTTCCATAGGAAGATGTTTGATTTCTTTCTTGAGAGCGTTAAGATGGTCACGCTCCTCTTTGTTGAGAGCACGAGGTACAAAACCTAGATGCTCGTCAACCCAGATAGCAGTACACAGTAGTTGTGCTACTTCTAGAGGCATCTTTACAATATGTTTGTCTACGTGGTACTCTGCGCACTTGTCGAGGTCGTTGTCAAGATAGAATAAGTTCATGTATAGTCTTTATCCTGCATTTTGGTCATACGTTTATCTATTAAATCTACCATCTCGTCTTGAGATATCTCGAAGTACTCCTGCAATAGAATAAGCATAGTAACAACATCGGCTAATTCTTCTTTTAGATTTGTTAATTGTTTGGTCTGCTCTCCGTGACGTAAAATTTTTGAACAAGCTCTAATAAGCTCACCGCACTCTTCCATAGTGATAATAAGAAGTTTTTCTGTATTCATTACTCCCCTCGTATATTGTCAGGTGTATATTGGGTGCAATCACTACACCTACTGTCAGGAGCAAGCCAGTCAGTATAGCCATCACATAGATAGCACTGGTATATTCCCTCAAGAGCAGGATTGCGCTTAGATTGTTTTTTACGATCAACATGAGTTGAAGCCCGATTGAACTTGTTAAAGTGTTTAGCAACTGGATTTTTCATGGTAATCTCCGTAAAATTGAACAACTATTATACTAGAGTTTGTGAAATTAGTCAAGAATTAATTCAAAGTACCCTGGAGCTAAATCAAGAATAGTTCCTGATCTTTCTAGCATTATGGTGCAGAACTCTGATAAGGCATCATCTGCCTCCCCTTCCCACTCGCAAAAGTTGTCAAGGTGTCTTGCGCCGCCCCATTTTATCCCAACCCCTACGTTTTCGGCGGCATACTTCATACACATTGCAATTTCTTCGTATGCACGAGTATTAGTACAAGGTATTCCGCACACAGATATTAAGAGAGATACTGCTACCCCGTAGCTGTGTAAAGATGTGGCATTTAAGCTAGCACCTTTATCATACATTGCTTCGGCTAGTTTTGGGCTTCTTTGTCCCTCTACAACTTCGAACTCTACTTCTCCGATCTCTCTTGCCTCTCTTACTACTTCTGCAAGTTTAGGGTGTACATTATCCAAAAGCTCTTGTGAACTTTTATTTAATTTCATGTCGTACATTATTCTTCCTCTGTTCTAGCTACGGTTACTTCTTTATAGTATACGATTACTTCGCCCAATTGGCTGATGTATCTTTTGATTTCTTGTGTATTATAGGCCATTAGCTCATAATCTGCAACTGTCATTGCGACAAACACGAGGTCTCCCCCATGTTTCTTTTTAATATCTTCCTCGAACTTATCCATATAGGTACGCTCTTCTTTCGGTATCTTTCGATCCGAAACTACGTACCATTTGGGTTCTTTTAGATTTAAAGGTCGAGGCATAGTAGGCTGTGTAATATCTATCTGTACGGGCTTACTGATAACCTCTACCTCTCTCGGAGGCATCTGTAGTAAACTACAACCACTAAGGGTTAGGATTGCTAATGCTATTACTGATTTCTTCAATTGCATCAAATACCTCCTTTGTTCTCTGGTTTGCCTGAGTTTGTATCTGCCCAGGTCTTGCACTGGCTATCTTCGCAAGGTTGTGTCTACGAAAAATATCTAGGTATTCAGACATCTCAGCTTCGTACTGCTGATTCTGTTGTTGCATCTGAGCATTTGCTGCTGCTGTCTTCTCTGCATTCAATGTAATTGCGGCTATTGTAGCCTTCTGCTCTTGATCCCGCAGGTCTTGGGCAAGGATCACTGCTGTCTGTTCTTCTAATTTATTTTTCATAGGCACAACAGCGAATTGGTAATACAGAAAACCTGCACTACCCATCGCTGCTATGATTCCCATTAATAGTTTAGACATTTTCCATTCTAACCATAAGTCTTTCTGCTCGATTCCCTACCTGTCTGTGCCACAGTGAGTCTCTGCCTTCAACCCCTGCTGTCTTCCAGTCTCCTGCATCAACAGCTTTCTTGAAGTTTTTAAACTTACTAAGTCGGGGACGACCAAGATTAAACATCATATTGACTAATATCTCTTGGACTTCCCCTGGATAAGTTTCCCACATATCAAAGAGAACTTTGCACTCTCCAATAGCAATGTCAAGGTCGGCTTGGAAGGCTTCTGTGACCCTCTCTTCGCTAACAGGAGTTCCAACGTCACATCCTTGCTCTGGATCTTTATCCGTGATTAAGTGCCCGATACCAAAGGTAGCGTAGCCAAAATGATCAAGATATATTTCGTTTACTATTCCTTCATCTACTGCTAATTGTTTCTGTACTTGTTCTCTATTCATGCTCTACTCCTTAGTATTACATTCCTGCACTGGCGTATATTGTTATAAACGGCAAGGCTAAACAACTGACTGCTGTAACCACTGCGCATATTACGCAAGCGGCCTCGTCTCTTTTTCTCACTTTTGTTCTCCATAGAACTTGGGCAATAGCCCCTGTATAGGCTACTCCGTGGTGAGCCTACTTTACCTATACCAAGTCTTTAAGGTCTTGATACCCACCTATATGCTCCCCATTCAATATAATCTGAGGAACTGTTGTTGCGTAGATGAACTTAGCTTGAAACTCTTCTACGCTATAATCAGTACCTAACTTTAGCACTGATATTTCCATATTTTTACTACGCGCTAAGGAAATGGCCATGTCACAGTAAACACAGCCGTCTCTGCTGTAAATAAGTACTCTATCCATTACTGGTTAATGAGTCCAAGGTCAAAACCTCTCTTTACAAGCTCATTACGATACTTTTGCTTGTGCTTAGGCTTTGTATTGCTACTTAGTAGTGCTGATACCAACTCTTCTTCTGAAGTGTTGCGTAGGTAATAATGAACCGTCTTGTAGGTTTTCGCCTGACGGCTAATCAAAATTTTTGCTGATTCTTTAATCTTTGCTGGCATTTTCTTTCTCCCGTTGGTATTCTAATTTAAGATCTTTGTAGCATCTCTCTGCTACTCGCTTGTCTCTGGTTCTCATGTACAGGTTATGTGCATCTTCCACCTTATAGATAGGGTCTGAGACGCAACCATCATACTCTATAGTTATTTCGAGTTTATTCTTCATCTAAGTGCAGTAGTCCTTCATCTACCAAGTGTTCGATAGTTGCTTCAATACCTTCTTGCTTGCCTAGAGCATGACAGGTCATTCCACACCCTATCACACAAAATGCAAACACAGCATATTCTAACATAAAAATTCTCCCTTTGTGAATTGGTTTCTCCATTTCAGAATAAGTATTATACGCATAAATAAGGATATAGTCAAGAAATATCTTTACAATGCTAATAAATTTTTTACTTTCTTTTGGGGGAATTATACTTAACTTTATATAGAATGTCAAGAAGAATTTTTGAGCGACCTCAAAAAAATTTCTTGACAACCAACCCGCTTTCGGATATAATAATCGCATGAAAAAATATAAAAGAAAGCCTTGGACTGA